GGAGGGAGTTGACCGTGCCCCGACAAAGAGCGCTCTGGATGCCGACATGGTATCGGAAACCCTTAGTGATTGTTTCCGAGCTGAAGAGACCGGTTGAGACCTTTTCTGTTATCGCCTCTTGGATGAGGTTGCCCCACCACACCACGTTCGGGCCGGTGATTTGAAGCGTACCCCAAAGGAGCGGCACGAAGCGCTCCTCAGTAGCGGTCGGGAAGGAGAAGTCACCCAGCCCCGCAGGCTTGGCGTTTTCGAGCTTAGGCTTTGGTCGGAGAAGCTCTGAGAGAGCAAAAACAATCACATAGTACAAGAGGGTCAGGAAGAATCCCCCGCAATTCCTGGCTCTGGGATCGGTCTCCCACCGAACACTGGCGTTGGAGTAGCGGCTCAGCTTCATTGGAGGCCGGTCTGGAAGGGGTTGCGGGTGGGCACGAAGGGGAAGCCCCCGTAGTTGATCACGTTGGAGAGAGTATCCTCCGGCGTGCTGAACTTTGTGTCGCAGATCGTAACGGTATGGTCACAACCCGCGAACACGGTGACCGTCTTCCCAATAGCAGACTGCGGGAAGGGGAGAAGCAGCTGCAGATCATTACCTGATTGGGCCACGATCAGACGGGCGTCATCACCTCCGTCGATCTCCAAGAAGCCACCCACGAACCAATCCACCCCGAACGCTCCCGCGCCGGTAACGGTAACGGTTGCGCCGGTCTGCGCAGTGACTCCAGCAGTCAAGCGCCAACGCGAATCGGTGTCGTCAACCTTGCACGCGTCGTCGTACAAGACGTGATTGCAGAGGCTTTGGTAGCTGAACCGGGGAACGGGTCGAGAGGATGCGGACTCGATCGGACGACACGCAATCACCGCCTCCTTCATCTCATTCTCAAAGGCCACCGAGCCCACGAAGCCACTGTAGAGTGTGATAACGCCAGGGACAGGGAAGTCGAGACGCTGAACCCGCTGGATCGTAATGGAGGCCCGGGAGCCAGGGGTGGAGGACCGGTAGCGGCGGGCAAACTCGTTGGAGGTTGGCACCCGAATCTCCAAGGTGGAGTTGCGGTCGCGGGGGCTCTGGGTGATCCGACCCCGCTGGATGACCTCCGGGGTGTACGTGATGGACGACACCGTCAGCTCATCCTCCGCGCTGGTGTACTCAAACGTGTCCCCGCCTTGGACGAACCGGAACAGCTCAATGGGTCGAGAGGACTCGATGGACGAGGCAAAGGCATCGTATGTCATGCGTCGAACACCGTAATGATCGGAGCCGTGACCCGGCAAGTCCGTTCGCCCAACGCGTAGCGGAACCGAACGGTGTCAGAGTCGAATCTCGACAGCTCCAGGAATTGGATCCGGTCGATTGTACTCAGGGCCTTCGTCGCGGTCCAGGGCGTATCCACCGTCATCGTCTCAGTATTCGCGTCCACCTCCGAACTGGCGGTGATCTCTCGAATGACGGAGGTAGTCCCATCGTTGAAGACGACCTGGATGATGTTCCGGGTCATGCGGTTCTGTACATATCGTGAGTACCCGACATTGCGAACAGTCAAGGCCGAGCTGAGATTCAGGAGGCCGCTAGTGGGGATGAGGTCCTGCCCCTTAGTCGTCATGTAGAAGCTGACCTGACGTCCACGCAGAGCGTGGACGAGTTGACGAACCTTCCAGAGGTTGGCGGGGCTTCGCGTCCAGAAGGTCTTGACGTGCGACCGTTTGTCTACGGGCCACAAGGAGTCAACTTTGACTAGGCCCACATCGCCGTCAATCACGATCAGATCCCGAATCAGCTGCTCAGAGACCGAGGTGCCATCCCCGCCAGTACTGTTGCAGTCATCGACCACAACCTTTGAGTTGTAGGCGGTCCAACCGATCGTCGCTGCCAGCTGGTTGTCGTTGTCTGTGACCCGGAAGCGCACCGCGAGTCGGCCGGCATCGGTGATCAGGCGAGACCCAGAGACGGAGGGCTCCGCTACACCAACCCGAAGAGGCATCACGAGGGCCTTCGTCGTGTACGCATTCTGAAGGCCATTGGTGAACGTCAGCGTGGTCGCCGTGATACCTCCAACGGCAATTTCCAGCACATCGTACTTAGAGGATGACTCATAGACGAGAGCCAGTCCACCCACACGATAGTCAGCGTTTGAGGTTGTGGGGAGCGTGATCGTCAAGGCGGAGACGATCGCAGAAGCCGCGAGGAATCTCGATTCATGCCAGACAGGAACACCGAAGGTACGGGCGTGCCAATCAAAGAACAGGTTGTGCAGCCGGGAGCGCGTGAAGGAGTCTTCCAGAACTAAGTCCCATTCAAAGAACTGCCGGGGGTTCTTGCGGAGACCGATACGGTGTTCACTTCCGTTGCGGTGGGTCTGGATCTCCGTCAAGAACTGAAGCTGCTCCGTGTAGGGTAGCTCAGGCGGAAGGTCAAACAGCACGAGCCGTTCAAGCTGGATGATCGGGCTGATCGTCATCGAGTCGAACACGAAGTCCAGCGTGGTATCGACGACTGGAGGGCCGTTCGGAGTCACCTCAAGAGCCAGACCTGCGAATCCCGTCTGCGGTTGGAACGCATACGGGAAGGCCGGCAGGTTGAGCAACTCGACCCCCGCGCCAGCGTTGTTGATGAAGTCCGTCCAATAGTGAACGTCTGTCCGATATGCGGAGTACACCGAGACGGGGACCTGTTGCGTGGACAACACATTCCCGAAGACGAACGAGCGAGGTCTGACGTGGAACTTCTCAAACCAATCGAAGGAGTATGCCGTGCGATCTTCCTTGCAACCGGCGTGGGTCACTTTCGCCGGAGGAGTGGGCACGTGTGAGACGACCTGGAGGTTGAAGCCTCTCCGGTTTCCATCCGGGTTCAGTGCCGTGATGGTCGAGCCAGGGTCGGGGATATTCAGCCTCCGAACCAGAGCATGATGCGCGGGAATACGGGTTGGATGGGCGGTGTAGACCGCCTCCATGAGCCCCGTCAAACTCCCGGGAAAGGTAGCCATCAGACCTTGTACGCCACTCCAAGGAAGTCCGTGTTGCCCGCCGTCGCGCCCTCAGCTCGGCGACCAATCGGGAACACGCGCCACGTATCCGCGCCCAGCGTGAACGTATTCTTGGGGGCAAAGTACGTGAGGTCAAGCATTCGCACGTCCTTCATGAACCCGAGGAGGTAGATGCGGTCAGGATTGGCTGCGATATTGTTGTACCAAAGCGCAATGGGGGTCAGGGGAGCCAGTCCGGAGGAGTTGCCCGCCGGGAAGTTGCCAAAGGCCCGAGGGAGCATGCCGCCCCGGTAGCCTCCGAGCACGCGCGCACGCTCGTTTCCCGCGTGGTCAGCGAGGGCCGCCGTTGCTCTGATGCCGCAGATCTCTCCCCAGACTCCTGAGCCCGACTGACCCGGAGCGCCTGCGAGTCGGATGGTGGCCCCCCTGATCTTCGAGTCGTTGGTGCCGCCATCGGTGGTCGCACCCCCATCAAAGAGGAACTGAGACGCTGCGCCGACGGAGTTGGTCGCAGCGAAGAACGACTGACCGTAGGCGTAAGCTCCGCCGGACATCGTATTCCAATCACCGAACTTGTCGATGCCCACGGCCATTCCGAAGTGGATGAACGAGTCAGTTGCGCGTTCAGCGACCACGTGGAGGTAGTCTCCGGTGGCGTTCGTGTAGAAGTAGTACGAGGGGAAGGGACCATTGCCGATCTGGTCCAAGCAACGCTCGTTGTCCAGGTTCGCATCGGTCGTGGACGTACTCGTGTTGAACCCGTTGCCCGAGTCGCCAGGGTGGAGGCCTGATTGGACGCCACCCGTGAAGCCCGTGCTCTGGTGCATCGAGACTACGGTCCCAATCGTGGTGCCCCAGCGGAACTGCGTGAAGCAAGTGGACTTCGACAACGCACTCTGACGGCCACTGACGACCGTACTCACCGAGAGGTCGATGGTCCACCCCTGGAGCGCCGCCCAGGTGAGGAACTTCGCCATCAAGTCTTCGAAGTCAGATGCGCTTCCGGTGGTCTCGCTCATATCACGTCTCCCGGATTGCCATGAACCCGTCCAACTGGGCGTATACCCCGTTGGCGAACATACTGTACACATTACCGTTCGCTGCGTCGCTGATCAGGTCCTCTGACGTTGCTTGAACCGTTCCGGCTGCTGAAGTCCAGTACACGCCGTCAAGCTCGCCAACGATATGGTAGTCAGCGGCAATGACGGAGTTGGAGAGGGTCAACACGCAAGGGACAATCACTCTCTTCTCCCCGGCCGAGTCCGGCGTGGGCCAAAGCTCAGCGACGGAAGCGGTGGAGAAGTTGCCCGACATATTGATGATGTTCTCCCACTGGAGCGCCCCCGCCACATCAGGTACGATGTCGTTATTGTTCGGACGCGCTCCGACGTTCATCTGTCCGCAGGGATAGACCGTGTACAGGTTTGATTCGGTGCGCGATGATCCTCCGAAGGTTCCAGAGCTATTCTTGACGTCCTTCCAGAATCCGTCAACGCTGTAGTAGGCACCAGGACCGCTGTTGCCCGTGATCCCGTACAATTGCGTGATTCCGCTGAATTGGAACGCAGGAGCAAGATAATCCCACGCCGTGCG